ACTGCTCTGCCTCTGCGTTAAACTCGATGTCGACTGACGTGATGCGCGTATCTTTTGCGTTGCCGCCACGGGTGACGTCTGTCGCAAGCGCCTCCTCGACCTCAACCGAAATTGTGTCGATGGTGTTATCGAGGTTTGCAGTGCCTTTGATATATGCCTCGACCATGACCTCAAGCGCTCGCATCTGCGTCCGCGGCCGTGTCATTGTCGAGTATTCGCTCTCCTCTGACTTTGTGTAGATGCACAATGCCGGCACTTTGCTTTCCTCGATAGGAAACAAGCGCGTCTGAAACACGTTGCTGCCTGTCGTTGTCAGGCCGGTCAAGGCTGTCGTGATGTTGCTTCTGATGGTCTGCCGGACATGTGCCATCCTAATTCTCCTCGAGAATTAACATTGTCATGCCAGTGCCGTCAGGTCTGACATTGCGCACAGTGTAATCAACGCCAGAAATAGTGATGCTGTCGCCCTCGGCGGCACTTGATACGTCCGCCGTTTGACACTGAAACATCGGCTGTTGAAGCGCAAAAGCCACCTCGCCGCCCGCGTCTGTTTCAAAATATTCATTGTCAAAAATACCTTTGACGTTTGAGGCGCTGCCACCGGTCGGCGTATAAGACGCCGTCACGCCGAAATCATCGGCGCTGACAAAGATTGCACGGTCGGCAGCGCTCTCAACAGCCATAATTATTCACCTTCCGGTGTTTCCAAATCCTCAACCACACGGGTTGCGCGCTTAGGTGCGGCTTTTTTCTTAGGCTCGTTCACAAAAATAACGCGCCCCATTGCCAGCAGCTCAACCGCTTCATCTTCGCCAAGCTCGACGACGTCGCCCTCTTTGACGTTATTGCCGCCTGCGACGGTGTTTTTCAAAATTTTACAGAACATTTTTCCACCTCAAAAAAGAATTAGGGGCAGGCCGAAGCCCGCCCCCTCATCATTTAGTTTAGCCGTCGTTATTGACACAGAATGAAACGGCGCTGCGAACAGCAACGTCCATCGTTTGCAAGGCAATAACTCTCAAACCACCAGAGGTGGCCAGAGCAGACGTGTCGACAGTCAAATCAAGACCACCATAGAAGCCAACCAGCAAATCAGCAAAGTTGCCGAAATACAGGTCGCCAGCGGTGACTTGGTTTGAGACGATTGCGTTGTAACCGTTGATGTTTCCATCAGGCTCAACAACAAACTGGCCGGAGCCGCTGTCTTTGGTTGCTGTTTTCAGAGCGCCATACATGCTGGCCGGCAAGATGTATGCCAGCGAGCCGAGCAGGGCGTTGTCTTCAGCAACGGCAGTTTCCATTGCGACAACTTCAGCAAAGGTCGGAACCGCAGCAGCAAAATCAGTCGGGTTGTTAATGCCCGAGGTGTTTTTGATGCCGGTCGGCTGGCCCGATGAGCCAGAACCTTGCAGAGCGCCGAGGTCGATTGCAGTTGCAATGCCAGCGGCCAAGTCGTTGCGAATGAGGTTTTCCACATCCAAAGATGACTGCTGGAGCATAATTCTCGTCATGTCCGAGAAGCCGCCAACCACTTTGGGGGCCATTGTCACTGAGCCGAAAGTTGCTTCGGTTTCAGAGGCTGCGCCACCTTCAGTGGCAATCCAACCGGCAGCAGATGCAGCGGTTTTCTTCGGAATGACAACATTGCCTTGCAGACCTTGCAGGGTGGTTGCACCGGCTTGCATAACGCTAGAAGCGTTGCGCAGAACGTCGATGAAATCACCGCCGCGATAGTCTTCTGCAATCAGAGTGCTATCGTCGGAGCTGTTGATGTCACGCTGTGCCCAACCGCGGAGAACGTCGGCCGGCAACATTACACCACGAGCAGACATGCCAGTGGCGCGCTGTGCGGCTTCAGATGCTTCAAGCTCAAAACGAGCTTCGGCTTGTGCTTTAGCGTCGGCAGGGTTTGCCATTGCGCGGATTGCTTTCATTACGCTGAATTGGCGAACTTCTTTTTCGTTCAGACCGATTTCAGTGTTTTCCAGAGGCTTGTTGCCGATAACTTCGAGCAGCTCGCCGCGGAATTGGTCAAGACCTTTGCCTTCGGCAACGGCTTTAGAAGCGAGGTCGCTTTGCTGGTGACGTGCACCAAGCTCATAAATGCGAGCCACTTCTTTTGCAGTGTTTTCACGAACTTCTTTGGCGGTTGCCTCACGAACTTCGGCTTTTACTGCATCAATATCGAATTCAGACATTTCGTCTTTCCTTTCTTCGATTATGTTTTCAGTTTCAGGGGTTTTCAAAAGTGCTTCATCAGAGCGCCCTAGACCAACGGTGACGTCCGCCGGAATTGAGACAACGCTAATTTCGCGGGGCGACCAATTCGTGACGCGGTAATTATCCTCGCCCTCATTGACCATTCGGTTAACTTCGTAACCGACTGAAATGTTGGCTTTGATACCATCGACAACATCTCCGAAAACCTCACTACCTAGCCCGCTTCGACTAAAGCGCACTACTGCCCGCAGACGACGGTCAGTGTCGAGGCTAACATTCTCAACCACACCGATTTGCCGGTTCGGGTCATGCCCGTCCAGCAAAGGCGCACGACCGCTGTTCAAAAACGACAGGTCAATGCTTTTTTCGCTATGGTCTAAAACTTCGTTGCCAAACGAGCGGCGCACCGGCTCCTCAGAGCTGACTGCAATCCGCACACGGCGTGAATCTTCGTCGATTGCTTTTTCTGTGATAGCAATCGCGCGGAGCTGAATTTTCTTGTCGAACATTCGCTCCATTTCTTCGTCTTCGACTTCTTCGCCATCATAACCACGAGGCTCGTCGTCCTCGACCGGCTGGTCGCTTTTGCCAAACGTGACGGTGATTGCCTCGTCTGTTTCTTCGACCGCCATGATGTGTCGCTCTGCGGTTTCTTCCACCGGCAGCTCGTCCACTTGTTCGGGCGTCTCTTTCAAATCTGTCATGTCCTTTGCCTCATCTGTTGGCTGACTGTTGGTTATGTTACGTTCTTCATCATCTTTTTTCAAGCGCTCAACGATTGTGCGCGACCATGTGAATGCCCCGCTGCCGCCCCACAAATCCCACGCAATTCTCCAAGCGGTAGGCCCGCCGTCGGTTTCTTTGGCCGCGTAGTGCTTTGCCTTGTTTGTTTCGTGCCGGCTAAAAAACGAATACATGCGCTTGACCGTTTCCTCGGACAAGTTTTTTCCGTTTGCAATATCGCGCGCTCTAGCAACACCGACGGCTGTGCCGCCTCGACCGTATTCGCGGCGCCACTCCAGCGCACGCTTGGCGGCAGTTTTCATGCCGTCGGTCGGTTTATACGTCGCCATCGTCGCCGCCCTCAACGTCAGGCTGCGCCGGTGCTTTAGTGCCAAACGGTTCGAATGCCATCTTGAGGCCGTAGCGTTCAGCCATCTCTTTGTCGCTTTGGATTTGCGCAAACAGCTCCTCGACGTCGCGACCATAGTTTGCTGCCACGTCGTTCATGCTCATAAGGCCGTTCGATATACCAACGACAGCGGCTTGAATTTCACGCTGCGGGTCGACCCATGCGAAGCCGCGGCCACGCCAATTTGAGTTGTCGGCAAACTTGTCAAACTTGTTTTCAGTGATTGGCAGCGTTCCGAAGTCGAGCGCGCTGCGAAGCCAAAGGCGATAAATCTTTTCGCAAAAGTGTTGAATGAGAAACTTTTGCAGCATGCGATAATGGTCGCGCTCCTCGATTGTGCCCTGACGAATTGACGAATAAGACACGCCACTCAGGTCATTTGATAAGCTCGTGTAAGAGACATTCAAGCCGGACGCAATACCGCGCAGCACGGCTTTCTCGAAATCACTGAACGCGCTGGTCGGATGCGTCGGGTCAATCAGTTTCAAATCCATGTTAGCCGGCAGCTCGTAAACTGACGCCGGCTCCATGTCGATGATAGGCGTCTCGTCCATCATGTCGTCGCCGACAAAGTCATCGCCGGATTGTGTCGTCAACACGGCAAACTTTGATGCGGCCGCACGAGCTGCTGTCAGCTCTGCTTCGCGATAGCCATGCAGCATCTTAATGGCAGACATGGCCGGCGCCATAAATGGCTCGCCGCGGTTTTGATGCGTGCGGCTTGGCATGAATATGTGAAGCATCTCGTCAGCCGGCACACGCTCGTGACGCTGAGTGTTGTTTGAGTAATAGCTTGAATAAGTGTCGTTCGGGTGTTTCTGAAACACATGATACGCGACCGGCCGGTGATACTCATCAAGCTCGACGCCCATGCGCACTTTGTTGCCGTTCTTTTCTGTGCTGTTTTTCTTTTCGTCAATCAGGTCGCTCTCAATAAACTGAAACGAAATCCCATCTTTTAGGGTTGAGCCTTTGAGCACACGAATAAACACCTCACCATCGCGCACCAATGTCTCGGCAGCAAAGCGCTGCATATCCAGCCATGACATGCGACCGCTGATTTCAGGATTGCCAACACGCCCCCACGAGGCGAATGCGTTCTCGATAATCTTGTTGCCGGCCGCATCAAGTGACCGGTCAGCGTTACGCGCACGCACTTGAAGTGAGAAGCCGTTCTCACCGACGACGTTTGTCTTAATAAGATTGAGATAGCGCTTGGCGTATTCGTTGTTTCTAGCAAGGTCGCGACTGCGTGAGCGCAATATCGCAAGGGCATTTTTCAGCTCGTCGTCAGCCGACGTTTCTGAGATGCGGAAATCTGCAAACAAACGGCTCTGGTCTGCTGCTGCATATTTACGTTTTGAGAGTTGCTTGCCACGGCGAACCTTTTGGTCTGCGTTTCTGCGCAAAAAGTCAAACACGCCCATGATTAAAACCTTCCGAGAATTGTGAAGCCGGCGCCTTTACCGTGCTTGATGCGCTCTTTGCGCTTATGTGCTGCGACCTCAGCCTTGTAATAGTCGCGCCATTTGACCAGCTCGTCAGGCGAGAACTTGTTCAGGCTGCGGCCATTGATGCTGTAAGAGCTGACGTCGGCGTCGGCCTTGCCCTCGAGAATTGCCTCAATCTTTTGCAACATGATTTCGCCATGCGTGCGGGCGTCGACGTTGTTGTCATAGTCGGTCAAAACATCAAACTCGCCACGGTCGACAATGATGCGCTCGTTGTCACTGTTGCGTTCGATTTCGATTTGGTAATGGTAGTGACCGACAGCGTAGCTTGCAGACGTTGCGCTGTTGACGGTGAAAAGATAATCGTCGCCACTGCTCGTCGCCGTAATAGTCAGCTCAGTGTTAGCGCCGGTCGCAATGCGGGCAACCATGCGCATCGTGTGAGCGCTGTTTGCATAGTCCGATGAATACTGCGTCAACTTAAACTGTGAGAAGTCACCGACGACAATGCTGTCGGGGATTGAGGTCGGGGCGTTCGCTGCGTCAAATAGATTTGCCATGTTTTACCTGTTCACCCCAGACGGGAAAAATGTTTGCTTCTTGTCGCGACGCTTTGCATTTTTCGCGTGTCGACCTTTGCGTCTGATTTTCATCTTCTCTCTCGGCCCTGAGATAGTCGTCTTTCGTGCCATCATCGCCACCCATTAACAAAACCGCCGCCGCGTCTAGGCTGTTGAGTGCGACGTCTCCGCTGTTTCGGCTCGTCACCCTCGACCTTTTGCGCCCGCTTTACAGACCTTTGTGCGATTAGATTAACCGAAACACCAAGACAATTCAATGCAGCATAAGCATAAACAAAAGTGTCGAGCGCCTCGTTGCGCCGGCGTGTCTTTACCCACTCGCGTTTATAAAAGCCCTTGTGGTATTTCTTGACCACTTTCTCAGCCGTTAGCTGTTTGAAATACTCGTCGTCAAGCGTGTCAGGAAAGTGAACATACCCTGCGCCCTCCTCGCGTATTTGCAGCCGCGAATAGATTGTCTCCTTCGCTGTGTCGACACCAATCGGAAACAACGGGCATTTGATGTGATTGTTTTTCGACGGCCGGCCGACGATTGCCTTGCCCTCGCCGCCTACACCTTTGATGGCAAAAATGCGCCGGCCATACCGAGGCTTGCAGAATTGATAAACGGCTTGCGTGTGATGACCGCCGCTGTCGACGCAAGCTGCTCGAATAATTAGCTCGCGGCCATCTTCGGTCTCCCATGTGTTCATCAGGTATGCGTCGAGGTCGCTCCATACGCCGGCCGATGATGGGTCGCCTATAAACGTCTGCACGTCGACGACGTGAGCTTCTTCGTCACGCGACCACATTATGACCTGACTTTCGAGCCTGTCGTCTTGCACGTCGACGCCGGCCGTCAACAGAACGCCGGCCTCTGGTAGCTTCGGCCATGCCGGCTCGATGTTGGCCATGATGTCCAGCTCATCAACACCTTCACCTGTTTCCTCGTAGGTCTCGCCGAAGAAAGTGTTCACGAACACGCGGAGCTGCGCAGGGTCGCGCTTTGCTGCCAAGAATTTTCGAACAGCGCCCTCGAGCGATGTCCATGGGCTATAAAGCCCATTAAGTCGAAACCCCGCCGTCTCGACGAATGGCGCGGTGGCTCGCCACTCTCCCCGCCGCACCGCTCTAAAGCGGTCAGCGTCAGACCACAGCCCGCCACATTCTTCACACGCATATGCTGCCGTCTCCGGCTTGTCGGTATCCCAATGAACATTTGACCACCGTAAGGTCTGCGCATGCTCGCAATGCGGGCATGGCACATGATACTCTCGCTTGTCGCTTTTTTCAAACTCTGCTTCGATGCGGCTCTGACCGGCCACAGTCGGGGTCGACACCATGACAAATTTGCGATTGTGAAATGTAGCCGCGCGCGCTTTTGCTAGGTCGCACGGGTCGCCCTCTGCTCCGGCCGACAAGGGGAAGCGGTCGACCTCATCCATCAGGACAAGCCGGCAAGGGCGTGACGCCAGAGATGAGGGGCTGTTAGCGCCGCACATTGTGATGTGCCCACCGGCAAAATTCTTTTTCAATGTTGTGTTGCCACTGTCACGCGCGCGAGCATCCTTCACCTTGCCCTTTAGATTTGGCGTGTCACGCAACATCGGTGCGAGCCGGTCTTT